TCCGGATATTTGGCGAAAAGACGGCAATATGATGCATTGACTTTCCCGAAAGTTCGTTCTATAATTTTTTATAGATGTATTTGACTTTTACCCCGTGGTTGTGAGGTTTGGGAAAATCAATGCATTGTGTGCCTTCAGGAGCTTCACCCAGTTTCCTGAAGGCTTTTTCTTTTATGATGCTTTCGCCATCTTTTCTTTCATGCACCTGGCAATGAGATCCGAAAAATCACGAATGATACGCTGAATCTCATCCTGGCTTTTATCTTTATACGCTTCATCTGATATATGACACGTACATCCGTTTGTTACGATCGTCTCTACAATCATGCTATGTACCTCCTTTTTATCTATATATGCTCACTTGCTTGTATCTGTTGTTGCTTTCTTTACTTCCATACGATATCTAATGGTCCCGCTGCTCTGCAGTAAAACAGGAGCAAGAGCCATATTACTTCTGTAATCAGCAGCGTTGCTTCAATCTCAATAATCTTGATTGCTCTGATCACCTTATTTTTCCGGATATGTCTTTTCATATTTGTTATCCCTCAATTCTTTGTGTCCAGCTTTTGTCCTGCATGGCCCCCATTGCAGCACCCATTCGGGTTAGTTCTTCCCTCGTCATTTTTCTGTTTTTTCCTGTTTTTTCTTCATTGTCTTCTGTAAATATCCGGTGTTTTTGGATAAAGCATTCGAAGAAAAAGCCTTGTTCCTCCTTCCATAAGTCGCAGTAAAATTCGTGCTCTATACGAATTTGTAACGCTTCCGCTTTTGTGCATTCGATTATTCTGGTCGTTCTCTTTCCAGCGCCTTTTTTGTATTCGTACATTTTCTTTTTTATTTTCTTTCCGAGAATCTTGTACCCTACCTGAAGTAGCAGTCTTCTCTCAAATTCCCCATGGAACGTGAATTCATACTTTTCTTCTGTGTCGTCTGACAGTTCCTCTTCTTCCACATTGTACTTTTGCATCAGCTGTTTCAGTTTCTTCTGAGCTGTTTCTTTTTCTCCGCCAACACCCTGTTCTGCCAAGTTTTTTTAGTTTCTTCAGGAGATCAATTTTCTTCTGGTCCATCATTCTCTCTTGTTTCCTTCTTTCGCCATTACGTTCTGGATTTTCTCGATTTCGTCGCGCAGCTCTCTGGTAGCACATCTCAGATTCTCTTCTGCATCGTCGATGTATCTTGAAGGATATTCCCATTCGTCCAGCATTCTCAATACGTCGTATAATGTCTGCTGCATCTGTGCTTTCTCTACCAGATCCGGAATAAGTTCATCTGGATCCTGTGCTTCTTTCTTCGAATATGGGTTTTCTTCCTCCGATTCCTCTTGGCTTTTTAGCATAATGCAGAGCCCGTTACGCTCGCTTAATTTATACGCGCCAACCTCTCTTTCGAGATATTTTGATATCCATCGTCCGCCAGCACTAACACCTTCTCTTTTTCCTGCAGACAGATCTATTATTGAAATCCATGTGGTTGGTTGTATTAATCCGGCATTCATATGCATTTTGATGATCTCTCTTACTCTTTTGTTCATGATGCGTCACCTCCCATCTTTAAAGCGCACCGTGTGCATGCAGCTCCATCCAATCCGTTGTAGAGAATAAGAGCTTCGTCTTCCGGTCTCTTCCAACACATATCACCGCGGATCGGACAGTGGATCTTTCTCCATCCTTTCTTACCGTTTGGTATATTGTCTGCTAATGGCATGCACAGCCATCCGCCTTTGTCGGTTGCTTTTCTCGGCTGTATGGTTGCGGTGATGTTTTTTCTTGGTCTTTCCATCATTCTTCCTCGCTTTTTTTCTTTTGTATTCTTCTGTTCCACTCTTCAACAGCTTTGTCTCGTTCATCTTTTGTGATTTTCAGCTCGCCATCTTCAAGTGTGGCTCTTAATTCATGTACCCACGGAAGACACGTTCCACATTCCGAGCATTCGATTCCAAATGTAAAACTTACATCATGATGAGTGGATCCATTGGCTATTGTTATCATGTTTGCCTTTCCACCGCAAAACGGGCATGGCATTAATCTTTCGTTATAATTCATCTGGTTCACCTTTTTTCTCCTTTTCTTCGTTACATACACCCCTGACGGCTCTTGCGAATTCCTGGGTGTTGATCATTGCGCTTCCTGTATTCTGGAGCACATATAATTTGTCCAGAATCTCTTTCAGTATGGTTGTCTGATACATGATTTCTTCTGCAATTCTGGAATCCGGATCAATGCATACTTTCAAAAATCTTTCCTTTGCTTCTTCTTTAATCACTGTTCTCATAAAAATTTCGTGAGACGTGATTTCCTCGTAGATCTTTGATCTTCCCTCCCACAGATTTTCACCTTTTTCCTTTTGAATTGCGCTGAACGGTCCGACAAGCGCAAGAGGGTACATATTGAGGCTTCTTAATGTTTCTTCTCTGGTCTTTGGATTCTCTACTTTGGTGTTCCATTCCGTATCGTAGTTATTCGTTCCATCCTCTGCACAGATAGCTTTATCTACTACTTCCAGTGGTATTGTTTTTGTTCTTACATTTGAACCGATTCTAATCTCTCTTGTCTTCGTTTCCTGTTCTCTCATTGCTTCTCCGCAGTTCGGGCAGTAATTTGCATTCTCCGGAAGTTCAGAGAAGCATTTATAACACAGTCTTTTCATTTGTTACCTCCTGTTTATTTCTTCGCAAGCTTCGTTGACGAACCTTCTCGTCTCTTTGCACATTTCATCTACATAGCTGTCTACAATTTTGAAATAATAAGCGGCTAATATTTTTGTTGTTGCAATTGAAACCGCAACAGAAGTCGTGACGCAAGCTATTGCCATTGTTATTACCATTTTCTTTATTCCTCTTCTAATCTTCCAATATTGCTCGAACACACAGGTAAATAAGCATATATGTGGCAGAGTTTTCCCATTGTGTCATGTTCATTGTTTTTCTTTCGACCGCTGTAAGAATCAATGCTATTATGATTGCGGTCCAGTTCTTTTTAGTTGGTGCCATTTTTTTACCTCGCTTTACTTATGCACTTTCTTTCACCATCCCCGCTTCCTGCTGACGCATCAATAATGTATTGGCGTCTCTGGAAAGCAGAAGGATATCCGGCAGATCAATCTGTTTTAAGATATCTACCATGTTGTTAATTTCTTTTTCTTTTCTCTCTTCCATGTTTAACATTTGGTTCACCTCTTTTTCATTTGATTTATTTTCCCCATCATGGTAAAATTCGTCATAAACAAATTTTAGAAAGAAGGGGTTATTATGAGTAACAATCACAGAGATCTCACATCTCCAACGCTCGACTTTGGCATCCAGAAAAACTTTGTCACTCCTGCCATTACAGGTTTTGACTCTATATTTACTCCTCTGGATTTTTCAAAGTTATTACCGGAATTATTCGAAGGTAGTGGGCTGTCCGAGTCTGATGGCATCTTTAAAAAGATTTCAGAAATTGGCGGGCTGTTTGATGATCTTGGAGTAAATTCTTCGTTCAAAACATTTGAATCCTTTATTCCTGGGATTCAGCAAGTACTTATTGATTTTGAGGATTCTAACGATCTTCCTGATGGTGATTATGTTATCGTTGATGAAAATGCCGTAGCATTTTTATCCCGCTCGGCAATTACAGAGTTAAGATTCATACATGGTCTTTGATTCTTCTTCTGTTCAGTATGTGTGAATTTTCTTACACACAATATCAGAACTATCAGCAGGCCAAGCAGACAGCTGAGTATCAAGAAAGAATTTTGGAAATCCAAGAGGATACTAACAAAACTCTCCATGATCTTGTTGATTCCATCGACGCTACAAATTCTTCTCAGCAGGAAGTCATTGACAGCTTGTCTGATGCTACAAAGCGTCTGCTTGATTCTTCTCAAGTGCCTTCTGCAGTTTTTCAAGATCCTGAATCGTCTGTTGATCATTCTGCAGTGACTCCTGATAATAATCGTGAATAACTGCATAATTTTTTGTGTCTATTAGGCTTGCCCCTATAAAGACTACGCTTGTTGCAACAAAGAACAAAAACAGGTCGCGGATTGTTTTTTTCATTTCTTCGATCTGTTTTTCTAATTGTTCAATCTTTTTATCCATCTTTTTTCACCTCACTTCGTGCTCCGTTCTTTTGCGAATATTCCTGGATCAACTTCTAGTGCTTCACAAATGCTTAGAAATTCATCTGCCCTTAGTTCTCTTTTTCTGTTCTTGTCTCTCACGCTTGCGTACAGCAATTTATATGAAACTCCTGATGTTCTGGACAACTCCGAAAGATTAATTCCATTCTTTTTTAAGAAGTTCATCATTTTGTTTGTCGTTCCTTCTATACGCATTTTTTCACCTCTTTCCGGATTATTTTTCTCTCGAAGGTATCCCAATGTTTTCAAGATCTTTTTCATAATCTTTCGTCCATCGTTTTTGTAAAAATCTGCCCATTTCAGAACTATCTCTGTATGCTACAGCTCTTGCTGTTCTCTCATATTTCTCTTTTACTTCCAGATAATCAGAAGATTCCTCTTTCATTTTTCTGTAATATTTATCAGCAACCGCTTCCATGTCTTCGATCAGCTCATTCAGTTCACTCAATTTATCCATCTTCCCTCACCTCACTTTTGTGTTTTTGTAAATTGCTTTGTTGCTATGAGTCCATTTTATGTCGCATTTCAGAATTTGTCAATATGTTTTTGCTATTTTGCGACATTTTGTGATTCTGCAACATTTTCTATTGATTTTTGGATAGTCGTATAGTATAATCGAGTCCAAGAAGTGAGGTGAGGAAAAATGAATGAGCGTCTAAAGAAATTGAGAAAAGAATTAGATATGACTCAGCAAGAATTTGCGGATAGCATAGGTATAAAAAGAAGTACTATGGCTACTTATGAATCTGGAAGAAATGAACCTATAGATGCTGTCATTTCTTTAATATGTAAACAGCACAATGTAAACGAAGACTGGCTCCGATCTGGGGAAGGTGAGATGTTCGAACAGCTTACCGAACAGGAGAAGATCATGAAATACACCGCCATGCTTCTGCGTGATACTGATTCCGCAGTTGCAAGTGCAATACAGTCATTTATCGTTACTTATGAGCAGCTGGATGATACCAGCAAAGCTACTTTGGAGAAAATCGCATTGCAGTATATAGATAACCTAAAAAAGAGCCAGTAAAAACCGGCTCCCTGCATCTACTTTTTAAGGTAATTCCTGATAAATATCAATATTTCACGTACCCTATCAGGCGGCTCCTTTTTAAGTAATTCAATTATAAAATTGATATCCTGCTGCTTTTTGTCGTGATTCATATGTACGCACCTCCGCTCTTGTGTATCAGAACAGTTGTTCGAAATTCCTTTGTATTTATCATACTTCTTGTACTATGGAAAATCAATATATTTTCGAACATTTGTTCTTTATATATGTGAGGTTCTTCATCCTCTATATATAAAAACACATACGTTTCCTAAAACTGGTGCGTTTTTGAAATTTGTCCGAGTACCCGGACACTTATTTGTAATCCGACTCAAAAAGGTCGGTGATCCTGACGTTTAGCCCCTTCGCCAACTGCTCCAGGATGTCTAGTCTAGGACTGATCCTCTCCGATGCGATATCTGCTATCGTTGATTTCGGAACACCCGTAAGGATGGCGGTCTGACGGATGTTTGTCATACATTATTTTATCGAGTAATATCTTCATGATATTAGTATGGGTCAATTGGTTGGCTATTATGTTGGTAATTTTAGGTATTGTAATAAGTTAAAGATATTATTAAGGAGGTGGATATATGACAGAAGATAAACTCTTTTTAACTTACAATCAACAGATGAAAAAATTGAGGAACGATAAGCATATTTATTGCAAAGGATCCTCTCATAAAAAGATTTTAGTGCGGGCAGGCTATTTCAATATTGTAAATGGATATAAAACTCCTTTTGTCAGTGGACAAGATTCTAATGGAAATCATATTTATATATCCGGCACATCAATCAGTCAATTACATGCAGTGAAGCAATTTGACAACCAATTAAGATCTTTTCTTTTAAGATATATTACTCAGGTAGAGGAAGAAGCCCGAACATTAACTGGCTACAAATTTGATGAATGTAATGAAAATGGAAAGATTCCATGGTACGACACGAATGCATATTCACCAAACAAATCTCTGCAAGAAAAAATGTCCGTTATATCTAAAGCATACAACGAACTTAGTAAAAGCCAGCTTGATTATGTTAAATTTTATATGGATAATCATAAGCAAATTCCGACTTGGATAATGATAAAAGTTGTTAATTTTTCTACTTTTATAGACATTATACAATGTAGTCCTACTGATGTTTCGCATTCATTATGCCATTTATATGGACTGGAAGATGAACAAGGCCGAGCAAATGTTAAGCTCTTAATCGGAAGTCTTCATTGGATGAGAAAAATTCGAAACGCTTGTGCTCACAATGAACGGGTGTATTGTTTGAGTCGAAAAAGTAGTTCTAAAAATAGAACCGGAAGAATTCTAGAAAAATACTTTTCCTTACTCAGTTCCGGCTATTCAAGAAACTTAGACCAAAAAATATTTGATTTAATTGTATATTTTAAATATTATCTGCCCAAAAGCGAATATAAACAATTTGTATCTGAATTAAAAAACATGTTATCAAATCTGGAGTCGCAAATACACCCTCATGCTTTTGAATACATCAGAGCACAAATAGGTATACGAGATCTTTCGGATTTAGATAAACTTATCGCAATTCCAAAAGATGATATTGAATATAATAAATTTGACAAATGATTTATTTAAGACTAATTACACTCTTTGGCACCTATTTAACACAAAATAGTACAATAAATACCTATTAAAACCTTTAAAATAATCTATTTTAATCGTTGTAATATTTTTTGAATTATAGTAATATACTTGTACGGAGAGAACCGTATTGATTACGGTTGAAAGGCACTCATGCAAGTATATTGTATGGGTGTCTTTTACTATGTAAAAATAATAGAAGCCCCGGTGTTACCAGCACCAGAGCCTCTATCTTTGAATACTATACAGGTTCCAAGAACCTGGTACAATACCAAACCGCAAGTATATTGTACCACATTTTCTTAGCACCTGCATAGGTGTTATTTTTATACTCTTTTTTTCATATTTTTAGGAAAGGTGGTACGTATATGCGTGAACAATATCTAATCTATCTAAGAAAATCCCGTAACGATGCACAGCTTGAAGCAATGGGCGTGGATGTTCTGGAGCGTCATGAGAAAACGCTTCTTGCTCTTGCAAAATCTATGAATCTTCAAATCGGCGC